TAGAAACATGTCTAAGCCTGCTGCTCAGATTATTGAGGGGAGGAATAGATTCAACGAAAAATATCATCTAGCTGAGTTGCACGGTCTGACGATCGCAGCTGATGATATCATAGTTGATAGTATCAAACACGTAAACAGAGACGCAAAAATCACAAAGTATAGTTATGGTGGTTTTAAAGTTGAGATGGTTGATAAAAAAGGAGAATTTAGAGGAATAAAAGAAGAAGATAGAATTGATTATGCGTTATCCACGGTAATAGAAGATGAATATAAAACGGATTGGTTATCCACGTTCGATAAGACTATTGATGAAGTAAATTCCATGTATGTTCCACATGTACATGAAGATGTGTCTGATCCGAGTTCATTTGAGGTTGGTAAACTACTAGCCAGTGGGTTGACTCATTCCGGGGCCCATCTGCATGAGGGGAATACGCTTCTGTGTCAGTCGATTGCATCGCCACTAACCACTAAGAAGTTGAATATGACGACTGGTATGATTGAGAATTTAGAACAGCCTGTTGCCTATTATGACACATCTGTAGTAACTAGACTACTCAAAGACTACTATAGATTCGCGAAGGATGGTGTTTCAGGTCCTGCTTACTTGATAAATTCGCGAGTTGCACGAAAGAAAGGTGTAAAAGATGAGGATGAAGAACTAAAGAAAATACATGTTGACAAAGGAATTCTACCGACTCAGGAAGGGACAGTGGAGGTTAAGTCTAAGGATGTAAATGTAGCCAAAAAGGTCGCATCATGTGTAATTGCGTTTTCGTCGGCAGCATGCCAGTTTGAAGAATCTGGATACAAAGCAAAGGATGTCATATACAATGTAGTCCACAGTGAACCGAATGCCGTGAAACACCACTCAGAACTATTGGTGGTGATGGATGACGTACCATTGTATGACTTTAGTGGGTTCAAGAATGACGTGAGAGTTTTGAGAAAGAAAGCCAACCGTACGTTATTGGAAGACGGCATACTACTTCATTTTGATGGTCTAGGTGTAAAAGTAGGAGGAAGCGAAGTTAAAACTATATCTGAGAAGAATGAGGTAATGGGACTAATACAGACTTCATTGTTAACCGAACGATTACAGATGCATCATAGAATACTCAATCTAGGAAATAGAATTGTCGTTACTGACCAACCTTTAGACCTGGATACTTTCAATATAGTATTTCTAGGAGATGTCGGTGCGGGGGAACGTTTGACGGAGATTATTAACGAAGAATTTATCATGAAAGGTAGGGATGTGAAAGATTATACTTCACATCTAAATGTACCAAAACAGGAAGATTGGACCCAAGAACCGTATGATTATTGGGATCACGACGGTATATTAGAAAAGACGATGTTTGAAGTTTTGTTACATGTATTATCCGGTAACCCTGATAAACAGTTGAAGAAATACAAGTCAATGTTCTCAACTTTGATGAATTTCATATTTGCAAAAGCTAAATCAGGAACGGGTGTCACATACATATCATCACGTGATAAATACAATAATACAGAAATTAATGGGTATGGGACATACGAAGTGGCACAACATGAACATGGGGGAGTATATAATGATGCGGATGCATATGAAGGTATGAAATCAACTTTGGATGCTGAGTTCGAGGACCTAAAAGAGCATGGTTTAATACACACCTATACATTGTTAAAAGAGTTGATCGAACCAGTACGTATCACGCGTTGGCATTGGAGGGCAAGAACGTTCCTAGATTCATTGTTAGCTATCAATGGTTATGGGAGGACAGAGTTAGCAATGTCACATAAACAACAAATTGAGGCAGATTTAGCACCACATGATCCACCCATGGCAAAATACATATATGATCTAGCGAGACACATGATGCATGTCGCGAAAGAGAAGGATTGGATACCTACGGAAGAAGAGTTTAATGAGGTGTTAGTATCATCCATGAAGCCCACGTCATCGGGAGTAACTGAAGGTGGCAAGCCAGTACCTTCAGCTCTGACTTATGAGGATCCTATCACCGGGGTGGAAAAAAGAATTTCAGGTCTAGGAAAGATATTGTATATGATTGCGAACATTGAACACCTTAAAAATGCTGATAATTATCTGTCAAAGAATCATGATGTGTGGTCGAAAGAAAATCCAGGACGTATAGGGTCACGTAATGTAGCTGGCGCCAAAGCAGCGCGTGCTATATTCATGGCAGATATGATCACGTATAGGGGGCTATATCCTTTAGCAACTATCATGGACCGTTATCAGGCGGATGTTAAAGGAGAACCGAATGAGTATCATTTTTATGGTGCCAAAAATTATACAGTAGGAAAAGAAACAGGTTCACCATTAAAAGATCACGCAGATGCCATGATAGCTAGTAGTAATCCAAAACAGTTCTCAGCAATGACCGATTTCTCAGCCTTCGATGCTACTGAACAATATCCTAACTTTTGGAAACCATTTGTTGAGGGTCTAGTACGAGGTTGTGAAGATATTGGATTAGGAGAAGGAAGTAATTACACACTATTGAGATCGGCGACTGGAGGGCAGAATTTAGGATTGGTCCATCTAATTAAAGAGGTGATGGGAGAGAAGTTCAAAAATCCCTTATATTTTCTATCTGAGGGAGTGGGATGGCAAGATGAAGCAATACAAGTTGCTGAACAAGCGATGATGCCCTCTGGTTTGTTGATTACCCTATCAGGTAACAATGTATGTAATATGGCCGATTTCGAAACCTTTCTAGATGCAATGAAAGCTGACCCGAGTACGAGTTGCTTTAAGCTTAAGATGATGAGATGTATGGGTGATGACAGGTTGGTAATTTTTGATGCACCGTTTAAGCCAACACCTGAGCAGATCACGAATGTACGTAGTTTGTTTTCACGAGTAGCTGAGAAAAATGGGATGTCGATGAATCTGGACAAGGTAACTTTTCGGAACTGCGAATTTGAGTATTTGAAGAAGCGAGGGTGTTATGGTGTCGTGGTGCATAAATCGCATGTCATGATACATGCCAATGAGAGTATAAATCATCGTGAAGAGCCACTCGAAATGATCAGATCTTACATGTCTACACTTCGTGTTTGGGGGTGGAGGTCTGGTGACCCAGTCTATGCTGAAAAGCTTGGTGTCTTATTTGCTAGAATGAAACTTAACTTCAGAGACGTAGGAAAGTTTTCAAAGAAAGTAAGTGAGAGGAAAAAATTTACCATGTATCCTACACTACATATATTATATGTTCCAGGGTGCATGGGTGGTGTGGGGCATATGCATGGAGATATGTACTCATCGAGCGTTGACGGAGCGATCATAAATCGAATGGGTACTGATAGGATATTTAATCGACATATTCAGTTAGGGGCAAAGTTAATAAATGATACGTATTCAGGACAAATTGATGATCATGTCGAATCCATGTGGCGTTCGGGTAGTGTCGTCGAAGGAACTGGAACGTTCGATGCTTTTAAAGAGCATTTGGATGATTCACGTGATGACTACAGATACTTCATGGCTGAAAGAGCATCGGAGGCATTAGAATCCATGGGTGTACCAAACGTCGCGAAACGCTTAGATTACAGAGATATGGGCAAGAAAATAACAGAATCATTGCTCGAGACCGTACCACAAATACAGGATATAAAATACCAAAGATTGGCGGCGAGAGGAAAGATAATAGCGCAACGTATGAACGCATTAGAGAAAATACACGATCGATTGCTTGAAAGTAACAGACCCATTAAAGGTGAGTTACCAGATGTAGCTGTTCCACGAGAATTGATTTTCTTAACAAAATTTCGTCTACAGCCGAGTGGACTACTAAAGCCTAGACACGATCCATTAGAGAGTGGTTCACCGTTCGAAGGAAATGCTGTAGTGCCTTACATTGCCCTTACTAAATTGCTAGATGTATCGACAGCCTCCTCCACTAGTGCCATGGAATTAAAAGGTCTGATTAATAGGATTTACAAGGATAGACGTATGCGTAGGGATATAAGTATCGAATCAATAGCCGAGCTGCTGTTACGTTACATCCATGACAGTGATGTAATGTATTGGGCTCTCATAAGAATGGGGGTGCTACCTGCCTATGCAGCGACTGTAGTGCAAGAGGTTCAGAACAATAAAGCCAAGTACGTTGCAGCCGCATCAGCATCGAAAATGGGATCGTATGTGAGTGATCAGTTATTGCCAAATTTGGGAATTGATTTAGATCTGCTCGGACGAGCTTTACCCAATAATACGTTAATACAGCCTGGAAGCCCGGCTTATTCTATGCTTTTATCAATGGTAGTCAGTAGATTGATAACCGACTTCATGCGGTATGGAAAGTTCTTTACGTATAATATGGTTAAAATTTCAAATGCATTCGATAAGGAATTAGCTCGGTTGCTTAGAGGAATATCTCCCAACAGTCTATCGTATAACATCAGTGTGAGTGAATTGCTTAAAAATGATATGGCCAAAGCGAGTGGAGCCACCGTTCTGTCGGCCATCGAGGAAGAAATTACACGTGTAGGTAACGATACGATACACATGAAACCGCAATCGCAGGAACGCATTTTTCCAGAAGTAGTAAGGATTAATAGAATTGAACGAGATAGTGAATATAAAAGATCAATGATGTAAAATTAATAAACATATACCACAACTTACTCTGTGA